CTGAGCAAGAATCAATTGAAGAAATTGAGAATCCAGATACATGGATTAAAAGTAACCCACTGCTAGAAATTAAGGGGCTTCGTAAGAAACTTAATCAATATCTACACGATCGCTGGGAAGTTGCTAAGCAAACGGGTGAAAAAAACTCAGTCTTAGTTAAGAACTTTAATATGTGGCGTCAAGCCGAAGAAAATTCTTATTTGGATATTGAAAAATGGGAGGAAACAACGGTTGAAACTAAGCCAGACATTCATGGCAAGCCTGTTTGGATAGGCGTGGATGTTGGTAAAGTGTCTGATTTATTCGCTATCAGTTGGTTAGTTCCGATTGAAGGTAAATGGTATGCAGATTCCTATTCTTTTGTAGGAACTAAATATGGACTAGATGCAAAGATAAAAAAAGACCGTATGAATTATCGTGATTTAGCTGAAAAAGGTCAATGTGAAATAACAAAACTTGAATCAGGTGTTATCGATAACGAACGTGTGTTTGATTGGCTCGAATCCTTCATCGAACAAAACGATTTAGACGTTAAAGGAATCATGTACGATCCATATCAATATGGACAACTTTTAACACTAATTGAAAAACGACATCCAGAGTGGGAGCAAGTTGAGGTTAGACAAGGAACCATGACCCTCTCTGCTCCCACTAAAGAATTTAGAGATGGCGTAATAAATGGAAACATTATTCACTCTGACAGCTTTATTTTAAAAACAGCCGTTACAAACGCTGTGTTAATGGCTGACAACAATGGTGTCCGAATCGATAAAAATAAGTATTCTAACAAAATTGATCCTGTTGATGCTTTACTTGACGCTTACGCAATTTGTTTCACCGAAAACATAGATAATTACTTAAATGATGATTATGTAATGAGTGATGATTTTGGCTTTTAGGAGATGAAAATGAGTAAATTATTTAAATGGATAGCCTTGAACTTGCCACAAATCGTTTTGATTTGCGGTTTTTTTATGATCTCGATTGGTTCGTATTTCGTTAGTTTACCGATCGGACTGATTGTAAGCGGAGTTTCGATGATTATCCTATCAATCTTGATGATTAAATCTGACTAGAAAGGAGGTGAATAGATGAGTTTTTTTAGAAGTTTAAATGATTCTAGCGATGATTGGGCTATGGACTATTTGAATAACGGTATTTTGCCAAGCAATCGAAATTTTATGGGAATCGGTGCTTTGAATAATTCAGATGTATTGACTGCTGTTTCGATTGTGGCTGGTGATGTTGCAAGATTTCCTATCCTACAAATTAGAGATAGTGATGATTCGATTGTGGATGAGAATACTGTTACCTACCTATTAAATAAGAGATCTAATGATTATAGTTCCGCATACTCCTGGAAGTTTGCCATGATGGTTAATGCAATTTTGACTGGTAATTCGTACACACGTATTATTCGTGACCCTACGACATACGGTAAGAATGCTGGTAAAGCAATAGAATTGGAATTTTTCCCACCCTCACAAGTGGCAATTAATTATCGAGATAGACCAGGTGTAAAACGTGAATATTACTATACTTTCTATCCGGAAGATGACAGAAGTCCATTTGATTTAGAACCAGAAGATGTTATCCATTTTAAATTCTTTAGTTCCGATGGGATTGTTGGTAGGTCGCCGCTTTTATCGCTTGTAGACGAAATGAATTTACAAAAGTCTGGTGTTGATACGCTAGGGCGATTCTTTAAGTCAGGTCTTAAAGGCTCGATTTTAAAGGTTAATGGAGCCAAGCTCAGCAAAGAAGCACGTAGAAAGATTAGAGCTGATTTTGAATATGCTCAAGAAGGCGATTCAAACGGTCCTATCGTTACTGATTCGACAATGGACTATCAACCATTAGAAGTAGATACAAGCGTTCTGAATTTAATTAATTCCAACAATTGGTCCACATCACAGATTGCTAAAGCAATGAGAATACCAGCCTATAAATTGGCAATTAATTCTCCTAACCAATCGGTGAATCAGTTAGCGGCTGGATATATCAGTAATGACCTGCCGTTTTACTTTAAGCCAATCGTTAGTGAATTTGAAATGAAATTGCTGACTGATAAAGAACGTCACAATTACCATTTCGACTTTGATACTCGTAAACAAACAGCAAGACCAGTCACTGAACTAGTAGCGCTGGTCGAAAATAGCATCTTAACGCCTAATGAAGTTAGAGCCGAATTAGGTAAGAAAGCTGATGATAACACTCTCGAAATGAATACATATCAATCAACACTGAACACAGTTTCTTTGGCTTTGAAAGATGAATATCAAAAAAGTAATAAGGTTCAACCGAAAGGAGGTGATGTTAATGGAACTAAGAACAACACAAACCAAAGTGGAAGTCAGAAGTGACGAAGAAAATTCACGAACGGTTGAAGGCTATGCACTTAAATTTAATACACGTTCACAACCTTTAGCTGACAACTATTTTATCGAAACACTAGATAAACGATGCCTTGATAATACTGATATGAGTAATGTGGTAGCCACTTTTAACCACGATCAATCTAAATTGTTAGGTCGTTCAGGTGTCAATTTAGCTTTGACCAAGGACGATACCGGATTGAGATTTAAAATTGATTTACCAAATACTACAACCGCAAACGATGTGCTAGAAGAAGTCAGAATGGGCATCCTATCTCAATGTTCTTTCGCGTTCTCGTTGCCAGACGATGGTAATGGAAGCGAATGGCGTGAGTCAGACATTGATGGTGTGGAGTATGAAAGAACAATTCGCTCAATCGACAAATTATACGATGTTTCAATTGTTACCACACCAGCCTATGCGGATACGAACGTATCTGTAGGCAAGCGGTCAATGGAAGTAGTCAACAAGTTAAAAGAAGAACCGTTAATCAAAGCCAGAGAGCTTAAACGACAAGAAGCTTTACGAAAACTAAATGTGGATTATTTGAAATAGGTTGCTGAGCTTAATCGGTGACCTTTTTAATACTCAAAAAATAAGGAGATTAGTTAATGCTAACAGAAATTATTAAAGAATTACGCAATAAAATTGCGGATCAAGAAGAAACAAGAAGTAAGAAAGCAAAAGAAACTCGCTCAATTCTTGAAAATAAGGAATCTACAGACGAAGAAATTGCTTCCGCTAATAAGGCTGCAAGTGAAGTTCGTAAAATGGACGAACAAATTAAAGCTGACAAAGAAAAGCTTAGAAATTATGAAGCCACTGCTAAGACTCCAAACAATCACAAAGAACCAGAAGGTAGAAAAATGAGTGCAGAAGACGAAGAAAAACGTTCATTGAACGACTTTTTACATTCTAAGGGTGAAGTTCGTGATGGTATCACAAGCCCTAATGTTGGTGTAACAATTCCGGAATCAATTGTTTATAGTCCTGAAAATGAAGTTAAATCAGCAACTGACCTATCTCAATTGGTTCAACATTTTACAGCCACAACAGCAAGTGGTGAATATCCAATTTTGAAACGTGCAACAGCAACACTAAATACCGTTGAAGAATTGGCAAAGAATCCTGAACTAGCAAAGCCTGATTTTGAAAATATTTCATGGAAGATTAATACATATCGTGGTGCTATTCCAATTTCAAATGAAGCTATTCAAGATTCAGCTATTGATCTAACTGGATTGGTATCTAGAAACGCTCTAGAACAAAAGATTAATACAACTAATGTTGCTATTTCAACAATTCTTAAATCATTCGAAGCAAAAACAGTGGCTGGTGAGTCTGTAGACGATATTAAACATATTCTCAACGTTGACCTTGATCCTGCTTATAATAAGGCAATTGTTGCATCACAAAGCTTCTATAACTATCTAGACACTCTAAAGGACAAGAACGGTCAATACTTGCTACATCAACCAATTGCTGACGGTTCACCAGTCACATTACTAGGTGTTCCCGTGATTGTAGTTGAAGATACTGCCTTGGGTCTAGCTGGAGAAGCTCACGCTTGGATTGGTGATTTGCAACGTGCCGTTGTTATGGCTGACAGATTGGATATTCAAGTACGTTGGGTAGACAACGATATTTACGGTCAATATCTACAAGCAGTTACACGTTTCTGTGCTGTAAAAGCTGATGAAAAAGCTGGTTACTTCTTAACACAAGGTGGAGCATCAACAGCATCAACAACACCCAGTAAATAGCCCATCAAGCTCTGTGGAATCAACTACAAGGGCGGTTGATGAAAATTCCACAGTGGCTGAAATTAAAGCTTATTTAGATAGTAAGGGTATTAGTTACCTATCTAATGATACGAAAGCAACTTTATTATCTAAGATTGGAGGTTAGCTAATGTCAGATTTACTAACCGACCAGCAATTCAAAACTCTTAAGTTGTATTGCAAGATTGACCAGGACTTTGACGATGATGTTTTAAATGAGCTAATCGAGTCCGCTGCTAGTGAAATTTCTCATGCTATTTCTGCAACCAAAAAGCCCAGTGATTATATTTCTGACCACAGGTTTTTTGTTGCTTTAATGAAATATGTAGAAGAGGACTACTACTACAGAGGAAATGGTTCGGAAGTCATGAGATTTCCACTTCAAAACACAACAATCAATAATGTGATTAACCAATTGCGTAGTGAGGAGGTAGATTTCGATGAGACTAACACATATGACTGAACGAATTGAATTCCTTAGCAATAAAGAAGTTCAAAACGAGGACGGTGTGATGGTTCCAGGTACAGATACACCAATATTTAGTTGTTGGGCAGAAGTTCTTAACACACCAATCCGTGAGTTTAAAGACGCCACGACTAAAGTTGGTAATCGCAAGGAATCACCTAACTTCGCTATTAAATTTGAGCCACAACGTTTGATTGATTCTACATGGAAAGTTCGCTGGCGTGGGTCTGTTTATGAAATTACAGGTATCGATGAAGATTTCGACAAACGAGACCTTACAAAGCTTGAATGTAAGGCGGTGAATGCTAAATGAGCGTAACAGGCGTGGAAGAATTACTTCACAACGTTCAAGTTTTGCAATCTGGATATGATCGTAAAGCGCGTAAGGCGGTTCGCGAGGGTGGTGAATATTTCGGTGAAACATTAGCCGAGGATACTCCTGTTAGTACGGAAGACCATTCAGGCAAGGGTCCATTAAGAGACCATATGAAGGTTGGAAGTGTGTCACTAAAGACTGGCGAGTATGAAGTCCCAGTTGGTTATGACAGGGTAAAGGGACCAATTGCTCACTTTCCTAATAGTGGAACGTCTAAGCAAGACCCACAGCATTTCATCGAGAAAACTCAAGAAAAAACCAGAGATGGTGTACTCGGTATTTTCGTCAAGAATTTAAAGGTTGGTGATTAATTTGAACGAGTATGATATTTTCAAAATATTCAATTCAAACACCGACATTCAAGATTATATGAACGAAATTCGTGGGAGCAAAATAGACCTACCACAGATTTATGTAGGAACACCGCAAGAAAGTTTTATCCAAAATTCCAATGCCCCGTGGATTCGCATTACTGCAATTCCGGGTGACGATGCTTTATATGCTGACAATCGAAGGACTATTGAATATCCACGCTATCAAATCGATTTCTGGATATTGCGATACAAAACTAAAGAATTAATTAAGTTAGAACAAATGATTTACAATAACATGTTTGCTCACGGATTCGAACGATATTACAAAAATCACAATCGTGATGTTGACATGACGGACCTACAAATGGTCCAAGGAAACTTTGAATATCAAGGCTTTAGTCCAAACGAGGACTAAGGCTTTTTTTAATACAAAAAACAAGGAGATTTATTAAATGGGAAAAGCAAAATTTGGTGCATCTAACTTCTACTACGGAGTTGTAGAAAACGATTTGGTGGCTGGCGGACCTAAGAAAATGCCAGGACTAACCGAAGCCAAAATGGATTTAAAAAATGAAATGAAGGGTATTGCGGCCGATGATGGTCCATACGTAACTCTTTCTGGTGGTATTTCAGAAGCCACTTTGGATATCAAGTTGTTAGATATCACTTCAGACGCAAGAAAAGATTTCTTTGGAATCGAAGTTAAGAATGGTGTTGAACTCTACAATAAGAACCTAAAGCCTAATGATATCGCGATCATGTTTGACACAAAAATGGATGACGGTACAAAAATTCACGTAGCAATGCTTAAAGGTAAATTCTCACTACCCGGCGTTGATACTAAGACTGTAGATGGTACTCCTGATCCAAGTGTTGATGAAACTACAGGTACATTTGCTCCTCGTGGAGATTCAGAAGATGGAATGATGGTCGCAATCGGTCGTGAAGACAATGCTGACTTTAACTTAGAAAAGTTTAAGAGCTTCGTATTTCCTAAGACATCAGACGACTACAAAGCTTTAGATACACCTACACCTGCACCTACAACTGGTGGCGGCAAGTCCGGTGAATAGATTGGTTGAGTAAAACATAGTAATGACTAGTAGCTTAACCAATATGACTAGTAATTAAGAGCATACTCTCTCACTAGAGCGGTTGGGTGGACGGAATTAAATTTATAGGAGAAATATATATATGGCTTATGAAGTTAAATTATTAATTGATGGCAAAAAGGAATCATTTAAACGTACTGATCCACCATTTTTGAAGGAAATTACTAGAGCATTAATTTTGCAACAACATCAAGTTAAAATGTATAGCAAAGATTCTGGTCCAGCAGATAAGGACTTAGATAACAACTCTAAGGAAATCGCTAAATTTGCATCCGAATTTTTTAGAAATCAATTTACTCAAGAAGATTTCTTAAACGGCGCTGACGGTGAGAATGTAACTATTATTTCAAGTATCATTGATGAATGCTTGGGTTCAGAAAACCCCGATGATATTGAAACTGATAAAAAAGAAGTAAAAAAATAACAGAGCAAACTTTAAAGGACTCGCTTAATAAAATTGATGATTTTTACAAGTCTATGATGGGTCAAGATTATAAATTAAATGACCTTGACCATATGACAATGGACGACGTAAAACGGATTAACCATATATTTGAAGAGAAGGAAACGACTATCGATAAAGCGTTTCCTTTTTTGTTTGCCTAAATTTAATCAGAGAGGGGATAAGATATGGCTGGATCATTAGGACATTTAGCTGCTACTGTCAGCTTAAATATTGACCCTTTTAAACAATCGTCATCGGCTTTAATGTCCACGATTAGAAATACTAACCAAGCACTAAAACTACAAGATAATTACATTAAAGCCTATGGAAATAGTCTTAATTCAATGAGGTCACATTACTCAACTTTGCAACAGCAAATGAGTAATTATAGTGCCAAATTGAAAGAACAAGAGGCTACTTATAAGCGATTAAGCAATCAAACTGCTAAGACTGCTGACGACCAAGCAAAACTAACTGCTAGACAGCAAAATGCTGCATCTGCACTCAACAGAACTAAGAATGCTGCTAACCAATTAGATGCTGAAATGGGTCGATTAGGCCGTCAAATTGCACAGCAAGAAACTGGTTGGTATAAAGCAGCTAGTGGAATGAAGAAATTCAGTTCCGCTGCTACTTCTGCCGGTCAAAAGATGAGTAGCATGGGTTCAACTATGACAACTCGTGTTACCGCTCCAATCGTTGCCGGCTTTGGTTATGCTGCCAAATCAGCAATTGACTTCAATTCACAGATCAAGAACATTGGCCCATTATTACAAGCCAACGGTGAGTCTGCCGGAACCGTTAGACGTGAAATGACACAGATGGCTGACTCATCTAAAAAGTGGTCAGTTCAATATGGTATTTCAACCAAGTCAATTAATTCTGGACTAGAAGAATTAGTAAAGCGTGGATATTCTGCTAAGCAATCACTAGGTGCTATGCCATCTATTTTGAATGCTACTAAGGCCAGTGGAGATGATTTTAATTCAGTTATGACCGTTTCCACATCCACACTTGAACAATTTGGTTTGAAGTCTAAGACAACAGCTGGAATGTTAAAGAACACTCAGCGTGTAACTGATAGTTTGACTTATACAGCTAACGCAACTGCCGCCGGTTTCCAAGATATGGGTGATGCCATGACTTATGTTGGACCAACTGCGCATGCTGCCGGTATCAGTTTGGAAGAAACGGCCGCTGCAATTGGTTTAATGAGTAATCAAGGAATATCCGGTAGCGTTGCAGGTACAGCATTGCGTTCAGCATTAACTAGATTGATGAAACCATCTAAGCAAAATGCTGCTGGGTTCAAAGAATTAGGTATTAATGTTGCTGACTTTAAGAAAGGTACATTAACACTTCCTGAAATATTAAATAAAATTAAGAACAATACTAAAGGTTGGACGAAAGAGAATCGTGCCGCAGCAATTGCTACCGCATTTGGTACTCAAGCTCAAGCTGGTATGAACGCTTTAGTATCACAAGGTGGAGATGCCTTAACTGATTTAACAAGCAAAACAGAAAAAGCTACTGGATCAACCAAAAAGATTGCTGATGTAATGAATAATACTAGCGCAGCACAGTTAGCTAAATTCAAAGAATCATTACATGTTCTAGCAATTACTATTGGTGATCAATTAACACCAACGTTAATGCCATTAGTTAAAGATGCAACTCAAGTAGTTAAGGCGTTCGGAAATTTGGATAAGTCCACACAACAAACAATTGTTAAGACTGCCGCATTTGCAGCCGCTATTGGACCACTGTTAAGTATTTTAGGTGGTGCTTCCAAAGGATTGGGTGTGTTATCTCATGCGTTCATAGGTCCATTATTTGGAATGACTCGAATGATTGGTGCAAGCAGTAAAGGTGCTACCGGACTAGGCATTTTAAAAGCTGGATTCAGTAAAACTGCTTATGAAAGTGGAAACTTCGCTACCAAGACCGGTGCAGCCGCAACTTCGGTAGTATCAACTGGTGAAAAGGTTGCCGGAACAGCCAACACCTATACAACTTTTGCTAGCAAAGCTAAAACTGCTGGTTCTGCTGTACTAGCATTTGCTGCTGCTAATCCTGTTGCTACTGGTGCAATCGTATTGACTACCGCCGCATTGGTAGCTGGTGGAGTTTGGTGGGAAACTTACGGCAAGAAGGCCTATCAATCAAGTCAGCGTGTCAGCCGTTGGGGCTCAGATGTTGGTGCTTCTGCCGATAAGTCACTATCAAAAGTACAAGGATTTAATGTACAAGCCAGTCAGGCATTAGATAGCTTTGGTGATAGTGCCACAGCTAATGGTAAGACAGCCGCTAAAGCGTTTGAAGGAATTGGCAAAGAGATTGAAAATACTGGCAAAAAAATTAATAATGACTTGGGTAAAGGCTTAGATAGTCTACCACCACAAGTTCGTGCCACCGTTGAAAAGTCTATAAATGAGCAAAAGTCCGGAAATAATAAGATAGTTGCTCAATCTAAGGCCTTAAGCTCTGATGTGGCTGGAATTCTTAGAACACATAATGGAAATGTAAGGCAACTAACCGCTGAACAGCAAACCTATATTCGTAATTCTCAACAGAAATTAAATGAGAATGAAATTAAATTGCTGGGTATCACCGGCAAGAAAAAGATTGCTGTAATGAAAGCTCTTAATGGTGACGTTAAGGGCTTAACTGAACGTCAAGCTCAAGACACAATCGATAATCTCGAAAAGGTTTCAATTAAAGAAGAAGCAGCATATAAGAAACAAGCAACTACGCTAAAAGGTTATCGAAATAAAGGTTTGATTTCCGAGAAAGCTTATAACAAAGCTATGGATACGTTACGTTCTGGTCACAAATCTAGCTTGAGCAAGAATTTAAGTGCTATTGCTCAAATTGAAGATAGTTATGATGCCAGACACTCAACGTCACTTGAAAAGCTTATGAAAGACGAGAAAGTTTCATGGCGTGATATTGATGATACCTTAGCTAAGACTCAAAAGAATCATAAAGTTAAACTATCAGCTATTGCTCAAGAATATGGAAAGATTGGCACAGTTGCTAAGAAAGCTGGTAGCGATTGGAACCATATGGTGCTTGATCCAAAAACCGGAAAGATTAAGACTAATGCTCAGCAGACTATTAATGATACCGCCAAGACTGATCAAGGATGGGCTAAACTAAAGTTTGAATTAAAGAACGCTAAGATTGATAGTAATGCTAAATCTATGATTGGTGAAGCTGCAGTTCAATCAGGACGCTGGGACTCTTTGCCTTGGAAAGATAAGAAAGCTATGATTCGTGTTCAAGGTGATAAGGAATTAACTGGAATCGTTAAGAAGGTTAAAGATTGGGATAAGCTAACACCTGAACAGAAAACCGCTATTGTTCGAGCCAAGGGCCAAAAAGAACTTGCATTAGCTATGACCGATGCAGGTGAGTGGAACAAACTTTCTCTTAAAGATAAAGAAGCTTTAGTCAAGACATCTGGTGAGAAAGACATGATTGACTTACTCACTAAAACTGGTACCTGGAACAAACTAACGGTTAGCGCTAAGAAAGCTGTTATCGAAGGTAAGGGTAGTGCTGAGTTAGTTGACCAACTCAATAATTTAGGTCAATGGAATAAATTAACCATGCAACAGAAATCACTAGTCATTAACAATAAGGCGACTGCTCCTATCGTGGATGCGATGATAAAATCTGGGGCTTGGAATAAGCTTTCGTTAACTCAAAAGAATGCAATTATCCACGATCAAGCAACAGCCAAAATCGTTTTAGCTATGCAAAAGTCAGGAATGTGGAATCAATTAAGTTTGAAAGAACAAAATGCAGTAGTTCACGATAAGGCTACTGCTCAATTGGTTCAAGCATTAACTAGTTCAAATAAGTGGCAAGGATTAGATATTCCGGCTAAAAATGCAATTGTTAATGACAATGCCAGTGCGCCTATTATTGCTGCATTAGTACAAACTGGGCAATGGAATAATTTACCAGTTAATGAAAAGAATGCAATTATCCATACCGGTAATTCAGCTATGGATTTAGCTAACTTAGTAGTTGCTTATGGTAACTTCAATGCTTTATCTGATGCGCAAAAGACTTTAATTATTAATAATCAATCAGCTATGACTGCACTACAACAAGCGGGATATGGAATACAGAGCTACAACTTAACACCTACACAGCTTAAACAGTTGAAAGGTGATAATGCGGACATCCTAAATAAAACAAGCAACGGAAAACTTGCTGTTGTAAGTTTCAACGGACAATCGGTAGCTGTTAAGAAATTAAAGGGTGACAACGTTGATGTGCTTGGCAAAATTTCAACAAGTAAAACCGCTATTGATAGTCATAATAGTAAGCCGGTTAACACTAAACACTTCAAAGGTAATTCAAGTGATGTAGTCAACAAATCTAATATTAGTAAGAATTCTGTTGGAACTTTTAATAGCAAGAGTGTAAGCACTAAGCATTTCAAAGGGCAAGATCAAGCATCTGGTCCAGCTCACAACGCAACTAACGCTATTGGTGGATTCCAGAATAAACCCAATATCATTACTAAGACACTTAGAACGGTTATTGAAACTGTTAAGAAAACTTTACACCTCGAAAAGGGTACTAATGATTTTAATAGTAATGAAGTGGCAATGGTCAATGATCAACGTGGCTCAACGTTCCGTGAGTTAGTTCATTTACCAACTGGTGAAAATATCATCCCTACCGGCCGTAATGTGATTATGGCTTTGCCAAAACACTCACAGGTTATACCTGCTGGTAGAACTAATCGTTTAATGGGTGGTATTCCACAGTTTGCTAATGGTACCCCAGGCTATTCACGAGTGATTAAGCAGTTTACTGATTTGAGTCCTAACTTATTACAACAAGGCAACACAGTAACTACCACCAATAATGGTGGCTCGGTTACAAATAGCCATCCAGAATTTCATATTAATGTAACGGTCAATACTAACTCCGAAAATGGAACTAATATTGGACGTTTGGTGTCTGATGAAATTGAACGTCAATTCCGTCAAGAATTTAATAATCAATCAGATGCATTTGGAGGTGGATCAATAGCGTAATGAAAAAAGGAGACTTTTTAATAAACGGAAAAACAGGGATGTTAGAATTAAATTCTTTCCTTGAATCCTATCCAACCATCACAATTCCAAAACGAAAGAAAACTTTTCAAGCAATAGAGGGCGCAAGCTCTCAATCAATTTTAGATGAAAATGCTTATGATAATCGAGAGATTAACTTGAGTATAATTGTCCGTGCAAGTAATGAACTTGACCGTACAATGCGCGTGTCAGCACTGGTTTCAGCATTCGATTCAGCTAATTATATTGATTTTACATACTATGGAGAACCTAATTTTACTTATAAAATAACTAATGCTGATGTCATTTCACAGGCTAGATTATCCAGAATTTCATACTGGACAAAACTCACTATGAAACTTTCAACACAAGCATTTAAGTATTATGTTCCCGAAAGTTCATTTGACGTTAATGGAACGATTGAATTATTTAATCGATTTGAATATGAATCAAGTCCATTGATTATAATGACAGGCAATTCGGTAACGATTAATAATGAAACTTTTAATTATAACAATTCAGGATCAACTATAAAAATTGATTGTGACGAAGAGCAACAAGATGTTTTCGATGATTCTGGGGTAATTGAAAATGCCTATGATATTACACAGAAATTTCCAAAATTAAGAAGTGGTAACAATACCATTTCTTTTACAAGCGGAAAAATATATCCACGATGGAGGACAATTTAAATGAAACCAGTTTTACTAAATAACATTAAAGATTATCCGAAATCTGGATTAGGTCGGATAACCACGGCAACAAATCAGCAAGTACATGAAGTTTATAACGGGGACTACACATTCAGTTTTGACATGCTAGTCACTGATAAGTTATTTACTAAAGTAAAAGAAGAAATGATAATCGCAACGTTCGTATCTAAATTAGATACGGACTTTTTTTATGTCAAAACTACCGATGTTAAAAGTCCTGGTGTTGTAACCGTAAATTGTAGTCATGTCACAATGCTTACTAATGAGAATTATGTTAGGGGTAAATTGTCAATTGACGGTAAGCCAGTCAAAGCGATTCTATCTGAAATGTCAGGAATGCTTGATTTGCCTGGACAGAGTTTTACTTATTCAACTAGTTTGAACGATACCGTAAACAACACAAAAGTTGTGTATGAAAACAACAACCCTGGACAAATAATGATTGGTGACGCAAACTCTCTCACTAATATTTTAGACGCTAGATTAGTTCGTAAAGGTATGAACCTAGAACTATCAAGCAAGAATACCGGTCATTACATGGACTTGCGAAAGGGTAAAAATATCTCTGGTGTCAATATTAGTAAGAGTATTGAAAATCTGACAACATCAATTGTTCCATATTACAAGTTTAAAGTTGATCACTCGGATAACGCAGGTAATAACTGGGGCTACACAATTGAAAAAGTAAGCAACGGGCTTGCTAAAGTAGGTAGCTTTGATATTCCCGTTTACGATGATGAAGGTAAGAAAACAAGCGGTGGACTTACTGCCGGTAGTAACTGGAAAGTAAGCAAACGAAGAACTAAGAATAATGATATTCAATACTGTGTGGGTATCAATATGTGGGTCGATTCGTCTGATGTAACTTTCAGTGGGACTGTCGGTAAAGTCACATCACGTCCACCATCACCAACGTACTCAAATATCTGGACAGTTAAAAAAGTTACTAACGGTATCGTAACTGTAACAAGTGACAAAGCTAATGTGTTTAATGATGCTGGCAACGCCACTGGTAAGACACTAAGTGGTGCTTATGTAACTGACAAACGTAGAACATTAATGGGTTCAACTCAATATCGTGTAGCAACTAACGAATGGGTGTCAGCTAACGATGTTAGTTTTAAAGGTACTGTTGGTGATGTTATTCCGACTAAAGTATCTGCTACTAACTCTGATGGCTGGACAATCAAGCGTATCAATCCCGGAGGAATTGTTACAGCTAGACGCACATCTGTTATATATTCTGATTCCAATACAGCTAATACATCACAGATGGTCGGTGAAAGTAGTCCATGGGCGACCGACCAAGTTAGAAGTAAGTCAGGTGTTACACAATATAGAATAGCAACAAACATGTGGGTAAACGCTAGTGACATGGTGTTCAAGGGTTCAGTTGGAAGTGTTATCTCTGAACCAGCACCAGTTGTGGCGCCAAGTATTAATTGGTCATATTTTAAAATTACTAGCGGTAAAGTTACAGCTAATTCTGCTGCACCTGTTTACAATGACGACAATCAAAATGGTTCAGGTAGACAGGTTGGCTCAGGTAGCGCATGGCAGACTGATATGAAGCGTACTCGTGAGAATACTACTCAATACAGAATTGGACCTGACATGTGGCTAGACTCATCGAATGTTACATTGCAAGGTAACGTTGCTGATACAGGTACACAAAGTAACTATTCTATTAATTCAGATGGTTGGACAGTCAAAGAAACTAAAAATGGTGTATTTACAATAGGTAGCACCTCATCAATTATTAAAAGTGATAGCAATCAAACAGTTGTGGGTAAAGGGTTAGCTAAGTCGAGTAAATGGGCAACTGATCAAGTCAGAACTAAAACAGGCAGCACACAATACCGTGTTGGCGGGAATATGTGGGTTGATTCCACAAGTGGTACATATGCTGGCTCGGTAGGCGATACTATTTCTATTCCTGCAACTGCTACTACAGTTGATAAGGGTGGCTGGAAAGTCATTGAGGTTAAGTCTGGTACAGCCACAGTCGGAAATGAGCCAGCAGAGTTGTATGACGACAATAACGTGATGGTCAACAATCGTAGACTAGACCCACTTTCAGTTTGGGTAGTAGACAGACAGCGTAATCGAGATGGTATTTATCAATTTCGTGTTGCTACAAACATGTGGGTATTATCAAATGCAGTAGCGTTTAAAGGCTCACTTGGGAAAATTCTATCTGGTGCAACTGAAACTGGTGCTTCTACTACTGATGACGCTGACGACGAACAAATTCAATATGGGCCAGAAGTTAATTCATTGCTTAAAGACAACTATGCCATGCCACATAGAAAATATGTTGATTATTCCTCACGTGTTGATAACTTGATGGATTTAATTGATGTATCAAGTAAATATTTCATCGAAAATCCTAAAGTAGACGAGCCTACTTACACAATTACAGTTGATGTTTTAAACGCTAGTCAAAAACGCGTACAGGAAGCACATATTGGTGATATTGCTCGTATTTACGACACTGATTACAATTTAGCAACTGATCAAACTATTGTCGAACGTTATTTCGACCCTGATTTGATGATGAATAAAACAGTCAAAGCTGGTAGTATTCAGCAGACTATTTTTAGATATTTAGACAAGCGTATCAAAGAGGAAGCTAAGAAGGCTAAAGCTAGTGTTGATAAGACAGGCGTTGATATTGTTGACGCTACTAACAGTGTTTTAAATGACGTTAATGACACAAGCGAAGAAATCAAGTCAAACTATGATGCTATTGAAAACGCGGTCGATGACAAACTTGATGAAGCTGAAAAGAAAGCTCAAGAACAGATTCAAAAAGTCAACGATGATGTCGTTAATACACGAACTCAAATGACAAGTTTTATGAATTCGGGCGGAAATAATAAAATTCGTTGGATTCCAAGTTTAGCCGAAGCCACACAAATGGAGATTCAAACGCCTTATGGTTATTGGCTTTTAGATGACCACGGAGCTGGATTCCACAGTAATGATGGAACTGTAATGACAGGTTTATCAGCTGATGGGCGTGTGTATGCTGATTCTGTAACGGGTAATAAGCTAACTGGTACGACTATCGAAGGTGGAACAATTACTGGTGGTGTTATCAGTGGTGCAAAATTAACAGGTGTTTCAATTGAAAGTTCGGTATCAATTCGGTTGAATAATAACGGTAATGTTACTACTTCAATTGCTACATACGGTATCTCAACACCAAGTATCACAGTTAACCAGATTGATGGTGCTAACTTGATTCAAACTAACCAGTTAACCGTAAGTGACCAGGCGACAATTAAATATTTACACGTTTCAGGTAATTTATCTGGAAATAGTAGCGGTTTGTACTTGCAAGGACCAGTTTATGTAGATGGGAGAAAAATTTAATGAAACAACTCAATATCGGAAAGTTATCATCAGTAGATTATCAAGCGGTTAATAAATATAGCAATCAAGATTTTTTAAAGGTTTTTAACGAAAGAAATACCCTTGCAGCTCAAGTTGAAAAGCTACAAGGGATTATTAATGATATAGCACAAAAAAATCCGGAAGTAATCCCGGATTATCTGATGATGGAGGTAAATAACAATGGCACTGACAACAAATAAAACGATTTACTTGAATGGCGCAAGTAAAGACGGTGAAAAGATTCTTGCTAACTTCAATGCTAGTCTAAGTGAAAATGGTCAACTATCCATTAATGAAACTGTTATGGATCATAATTCTATTGATACAGTCGAAAAAGACTTCGATGATTTTAGACAATTAGCTAAGTCTACACTTGATAGCATTAAAGGAAGTGAAGCAAATGGCTAATATTCACGAAATCACTTTAGACGTAAAGAAATCGGGCCAAACAATCAATGAACCTATCGTAGTTAGAACTGATGATACAGATGATGTGATTCGAGTTCATGTTAAACAAGGTGGATTGCCATATTCAGGTATGACGTCTGCCACTTTTTATGGAACGAAGCAAGATATGACTATCATCGCTAACGACCCTGCAACGGTTAACAATGATGTGATTACTTATTCAATTCCTAAAGAATTAGCTAATATTAGTGGCAAAATCAAAGATGCCTATTTCATGATTGATGGAAAAATTACTACAGAAAATTTTGTGATTACAGTTTTTAAGACGGTAGATTTTAAGGGAGAATCTAAAGATTACATCCCTGGATTGAATAGTTTGATTGATAAATGGAATTCCACTAGTAAAGAATGGAATACTAAATTAAATGGTTTAGATGACGACATTAAAAATTTATCCATGAGCGATATGTTAAAACAAAAAATGGATAAGGCTTTAGCTGATGCTGAAACTGATTACATGACAACATTTAATAAATCGGTCGATAATTTGAATTCGGTAGTATCTGAATTATCTAATAAAGAAGACATTGCCACTGATAAAGGTAAGGAATTAGACACCGCTATTGATAAAGTTAACCAATCAATTGCCGATGTTAGCGCATGGTTAGACGACGTGCAGAAAGAAATTATTACTGCTAACGATGATTTTACTAAAGAACAACAAAAGTCGGTAAGTGATGAAATCGATAAGTTAAAGGATAGTATTACATCCACACAGAAAATAGCTGATGGTCTAGTGAATCAATTAAACGATATTGATTCAAATATCAAAGCAATTGATGTTCCTGATTTAAATGCAAAAGTAGACAGTTTAGATAGCCAAGTAAAAGACACTAAAAATAAATATGATGCTTTGAAAGCTCAACTAGATTTAGCTGCTCAAAATATTAGTGGGGTCAGGACTAACTTGCTAACTAATTCTAATTTTTCATCTGGTCTAGACCGTTGGGCAGTAAATGAGGGAACTAACGTAGATTGTAAAGCAGTGGTAACAACCGATTCTGACGGAGACGCTTGCATTCATATCACTGGAACTGGCAATATGTGTGGCTTATATTGCACTCCAGTATCTTTTAACCAAAATCAAGTAACGACTGGTTCGGTATTGGCAAAAGGAACTGGTGAATTTGTTGTTGCTGGGCTTGAAAATAGGCCAAACTCTAAGTTTGGAACGATTTCAACGGAATCTTATTCTAAGATTAGTTCAACAATGCAGGCGGGTTCCAACACAAACAATTTTGTTATTTATTTTAATTCTGTTAATGGTGTATTAGATGTATATATTAAGTTTGCTAAACTTGAAAAAGGACCCACAGCAACTGATTACTCGCTCAATCCATTAGATATTGCGACTGATGGAAGTGTTCAAACATCTATTAAAAATGCTTTAGGCAACTATTCCACAACTGCCGAGGTCGACAGCAAAATTTCTACCGGTGTTGGACAAGCGAAAACATACGCCGAGCAAAGTATCAAGGGCATTATCGGTGCTGCTCCTACTACATTGGACACTATCGCAGAACTAGCAGATGCCGTGACTAAAAATAAAGATGGTGTTCAAGCCATCAATGACGGAATCACGAAGAAAGCCGATAAGACTGAGCTGGCTAACTATGAATCAAAAGCAGAAATGATTAGTAAAACTGACTATGAAGCCAAGAAAACAGCCGGAACCTTGGAAAATAAGTTCTATATAGTAACTGATGATACGGAGGCAAGCTAATGGCGGAATTAAAAATTGGAGGTAATGACGTGGTTAAAATTATGTATGGCGACAAGGACGTGAGCGGGAATCAAATGCTAGAGGCTGGGACTATTGTTTATAGAGGGAACCCTTCAAAAGCAATACATTTACTAAGTGTTGATAGTCAGTGGGACAATATATCAAAACTAAGAA